TATGTGGATGCGGAGGTGATCCGCGGTCTTTACGCCTGCATGGGAGGCGCGCTCTACCGCTTTACGAACGGCGTGCTGACGATGGTGACCACGCTGACCACCTCGGAGGGAGAGATCGCCATGATCCCCTTCGGCGAGCGATTGCTGGTTGCGGACGGCGAGCGTCTGCTGTCGGTTGGCATCAGCGGTGTGTACGAGGTGGCGGGGTACGTTCCCTTGCTGGCCGCGGAGGCGGAGCCCTCGGGCGAAGGGATCGTTTGCGAGAGCCGCAACCTGCTGACCGACCGCGTGAGACTTCGCTTTGCGCCGAACGAGAGCGCGGTCTATCACCTGCAGGGGGATGTGCTGTCGGTACAGGCGGTGCTGGTGGACGGCATCACCATGGCCTCGGGCTTCTATACGGTGGGCGAGTCGGCATCCGGAATGGCCGTTGCGCTCAGCGACATCTGCCCGCGTCCGGCGTCGTACCTGGAGGTGCAGTATACGCTGAAGGATTTCGGATGGAGGGCGTACCTCTGCCGCTTCACGCGCGGTGTGGTCTTTCACGGCGGGGCAGGGGGCAGCCGTCTCTACCTGTACGGCCACAGAGACAATTCGGCCTGCTACTGCCACACCGAGCCGCACGGCGGAAGCGAGAGCGAGCTTTACTTTCCCATCGACGGTCTGACGCAGATGGGATTCGGCGAGATCGCGGTCACCGGACTCTGCCCTTTTATGGGCAAGCTGATGATCTTCACCGAGGGCAAGACACGCTACACCTGCCCCGAGCTTGACGGCATCCGCGGCGGGGTGGTCTGTTACCGCCATCCGCTCACCCTGCTCAACGATGAGGTGGGGCACATGGCTCTGACTGCGCCCGTTCTGGCGGGCAATGAGGTGATCGGAGCCGATGCAAGCGGTGTATACGGCTGGCACAACGCCCTCGATCCCGATGTGCCCAACGTATCGCTGCTGTCCGAGGCGGTATCCGACCGTTTGGGGCGGGATTTTTTCCCGCATGCGCACATAGCCGTTGACCGCCGCCGCTGTGAGATCCTGTTTTTCGGGGAGGAAAAGACGGCGGTCTACCAATACCAGCGGAAGGTGTGGTATCTCTTCGATGCTTTTTCCGTCTCGCGCATCATCGGCCGACTGCCCGCGGGGATCGCTTTTGCCGATCCGAACGGAGCGGTCTTCTGCTTCACAGAGGAGGCGGACACCGACAACGGACGCACCGTCACCGCCCGCTTTGAGAGTGAGTTTTCGGATCTGGGCCATTCCATCGACTTCAAGGATCTTCACCGCATCTTTCTCACGCTCGATCCCGGCGAGGGCAAGGGGCTGACGGTCTCTCTTCTCAGCGAGACGGGGCGGAGCTGTACGCATACCGGGGAATCGGTCTGTCAGCCCTCCTCGGTCGGCGCGCCCACCGATTGCCGTCTGCGAACGCCCATGAAGCGGATCTCCCGTGTAAAGGTGACACTCACGCACGACGGGGCGGGCGAGGGCTGTACCGTCCGCCGTCTCTCGGCTGTGGCAAGCAGGCGCGGCGAGGGCAAAACGCGTGAGCACGGGCAGGATGCGTGAGAAAGGTCTGCAAGAGAACTGTCTGCAAGAGACCTGCCTGCGCGGACGAAGCGGTGCGCGGATGAAGCGGTGCGCGGATGAAGTGTCTGCGCGCAAGAACAACGCCTGCAAGAAAGAGAAAGGATGAGAAACCCATGATCCAATACAACGAAAGGAAGAACGCCACATGAGAAAAATCAGAAAGAAACCGCCGTCGCTGACCGCGGCCTTCCGCCAGTATGAGGAGGGGCGTGCGTACAAGAGGCGCATCGGTCTGTACGAGACGGTGAACACCAACGAGCGCTTCTACCGCGGCGAGCAGTGGAAGGGGGTGGAGACAGCCGGCCTGCCGGCGCCGGTGTTCAACATCGTCCGCCGCATCGTCTCCTATCTGGTCAGCGCGGTGGCCTCCTGCCGGGTGGGCATCGGCTACACCGACTCCGACGGCAGCTCGCTGGATGCGCTCAACGCCTGTGCCTCGGCCTGCTGGGAGAAGAACCGTATGGACAGCCTGCTCCGCGACGCGCTCTTTGACGCAGCCATCAGCGGAGACGGCATCTTTTACGTCTACTGGGACGCGCTCGACCGCGGTTCTCCGCCTTACACGGGGGACCTGGCGGTGAAGCTGATCGACAACGTGAATGTGTTTGTCAGCGACGTCAACGAGCCCTCCATCCAGCGGCAGGAGTATGTGATCGTCAGCGGACGGGCATCGGTGGGGGCCCTGCGCCGCGAAGCGATCTCCTACGGCCTGCGTGAGGAGGAGGCATTGCTGATCCTGCCCGACGGGGAGGGGGAGGTCATGGCGGGCGACTACGCCGGCGAGGAGCTGGAGAGTGAGGCCGAAAGCGAGCGCAAGGCCACCTACCTGATCAAATTCAGCCGAAACGAGCAAGGATATGTGGTCTGGGAGAAGTGCGTGAGGAATCTGACGCTCCGCCGCTGCGAAACGCCCTTCCGTCTCTACCCCTTCGCCTCCTTCTGCTGGGAGAGGGTGAAGAACCGCTTCCACGGCGCGGCGCCGGTGTCTGAGCTGGTGGCTAACCAGAAGTACATCAACAAGGCCTTCGCCATGGCCATGAAGCACATGACCGACACCGCCTTCTCCAAGGTGATCTACGACAAAAAGCTGATCCCCGAATGGTCCAACGAGGTGGGCGAGGCCATCGGCGTGATCTCGGGCGGAGACCTGCAGAACGCCGCCAAAACGCTGGAGGTGGGGCGCATGGAGGAGGGCTATCTGGACCTGATCCGCCTGACCATCGACAGCACCAAGGAGGCGGCGGGGGCGACCGATACCGCGCTGGGCGAGGCTCTGCCCAACAACACCAGCGCCATCATCGCTCTGCAGGAGGCCAGCGCGATCCCGCTGGAGAACATCAAGGGCAACGTCCGCCGCGCGCTGGAGGATCTGGCGCAGGTGCTGGCCGAGCGCTTTGTGGTCTGCTACCCCGACGGCCGTGTGCCGGTGGGTGAGGGAGAGAAGACGCTCTCGCAGCTGACCGACGGCTGGGTGCGCGCCCGCGTGGATGTGTCCGACCTGTCGAGAGTCGGCTCGTCCACTGTCCTCTCCTTGCTGGACCGTCTGCTGGACGGCGGTCACATCACCCTGCGTGAGTACCTTGACCGTCTGCCGGCCGGACTGATCCCGGATAAAAACACCATTGTGGGAAAGGAGGGAATGAGCGATGAACGAGCAGGAAAGAGCGAAGATGACGGAATCGGAGGAGAACGCGGCGAGCAGGATCTCCGCGGATCCGACGGCGAGTCCGGACGAACCGATGCCGCCGAAGGAAGCACAGACGTTGCCGAGTGAGCCGAATCAGACCGACGCTGAGCCGAAAGAGAGTGCCGCGGCGATCGAGGCGCGCAACCGTCTCAATGCGTCTATGAGCCCGGGCGAGGTGCGTGGCGGCGGAGCGGAATTCTTCACGCTTGACGACATCCGCCGCATGAGCCGCGCTGAGGTGCGCGAGCAGTATGAGGCCGTCCTGCGAAGCCTCGAAAGAAGCAGCCGTTGACGCAACGGCATCCATCCGAAAACACAAAACACAAAAGAAAAGGAGAAAAACACTATGGCTATCAACGATTTTATCCCTACTGTCTGGAGCGAAACGCTCTACAACGAACTGAACAAGGAGTACATCGGCGTATCCAACTGCAACCGCGAGTTTGAGGGCGACATCCGCTCCAAGGGCGATACCGTCCGCATTGCCGGCATCGGCAAGGTCAACGTGTTCGATTACAGCAAGAACGCCGACTTCTCCTCCACCCTGCAGACGCTGGACAGCACCACCCGTCAGCTGCAGATCACGCAGGCCAAGGCCTTCAACTTCCAGATCGACGACATCGACAAGGCACAGCAGACGCCCAAGCTGATGAAGCAGGCTATGCGTCAGGCTGCCGATGCGCTGGCCGATGCCGCCGACCGCTATGTCTACTCCCTTTGGAGCGAGATCAGCGAGGAGAATGTCATTCAGAAGCAGACCGTGTCTCACGCCGATATGATCGACCTTCTGCTGACCGCCCGCGAAAAGCTGCTGGCCAACAACGTCTCCGCCAACGCCGATACGGTGCTGGAGGTCTCTCCCGCGATCGCATCGATGCTGCTGAAGGCCAAGATCCTGCAGTCTTCCGACAACGAGCAGGCTCTGACCAACGGCTATCTGGGCAACTTTGTGGGCTTTGACGTGTATGTGTCCAACAACATCGCCAAGGCCGACGACGGCACCGACCAGCTTTACCACAAGTGTCTGGCCAGAACCAAGCGAGCCATCGCCTTCGCCGAGCAGATCAACAGCGTGGAGGCCTATCGCCCCGAAAAGCGCTTCGCCGATGCGGTGAAGGGGCTGCACCTCTACGGCGCGAAGATCGTTTACCCCAAGGAGATCCTGCTGCTCGATCTGGGCGTGCAGTTTGAATTCGTGTAAGAAGCCAAGGGAGGAAATGGTTATGACCTGTCAAGAGCTTTACCGCATCACGCTGAGCCTGATCGGCGAGGAGGATGCGTGCGGAGACTGTGCCGATCTGGAAAAGCGTTTCCTCCCCCTGCTCAACGCCTTTTGTGCGGAGGCGGGCGGGCAGGAGACCGTCTGTGCGGAGGGGCTTGACGAGCCCTTCCCGCTGGGCGAGCGCTTTGTCTGTCCCTGCGCCTTTTTCGCCGCGGCGATGCTGGTCAGCGATGAAAACGAGGCGCAGTCGGCCCTTCTGTCCGCGCAGTGCGAGCGGATGATGGAATCGATCCGACGCTCCACGGCGGCGGTCGTTGAGCCGATCGTGAACAGGTACCGTTAACACCGACGGGGAAAAGCCGAAGTCAGATCGGTTGAAAACGTGAACAAAGAAACGGCCGCCCCTTCACGCGAGGGCGGTCGGATCATACCATGATAGGGGAGGATTTTTATGCCGGAGTTTTTGTTTCAGTGGTGGGCCGATGCCCTGTGCGGACTGCTGTTCGGTCTTCTCGGCTCCTTCTGCGGTCTGCTCTGGCAGCGCGTCCGCGGGGTGACGGGAGGCGTGAAGTCGCTCCTCGGCTACCGCATCAAGCGGGAGTGCGAGAAGTACATCACCAAGGGCAGCTGCCCCACCTATATCAAGGATGACATCGAGGAGATGTATGTCTCCTATAAGAGATTGCGGGGGAACGGGACGGTGGAGGCTTTGTGGAAGCGTCTGCTGGAGCTTCCCCCTGCGTGAAAGGAGGAAAGACCATGGCCGTTTTTGTCAAACGCTCGCCCTATACGGGAAGGCGCTTCCGCGTCAGCTCGCCCTATGGCTATCGGACCGATCCGTTTACCGGTCAGCAGGGGGAATGGCACGGCGGGATCGATCTGGTGGGCATCGACAGCAAGGAGGTCGTGTCGGTGACGCGCGGCCGCGTGCTGGTCTCCCAATGGGCGGCGAGCGGACGCAGCGCCGAATGGGGCAACTATGTGGCCATCCTCGCCGAAAGCGGGGAGAT